GGCGGACGGTGCTGTGACAGAAAGCCGATAAGGGTTGAGGCGGTGCGGATGCTGGGAGATTCTGATAAATTACGCCGATGGGAAAATCATCGGCGTTTTTGTTTGTGGGGGTTTAATAGGGCGGCAGATATGTTTTTAGGAGCGAAAAGCTCCCTTATGCTAAAAAACGCATAAGGGAGCTTTTTTGTTATGCTTATTCGCCGTTGTAAAGCTCATAGTAGGTCAGGGCATCTTTCATAAAATGCTCGGTCACGTTGAAGTAATCGGCTAATTGCCAAAGCTCTGTAAGGCCGCTTCTGATTGCTTTGATAAGCGTTCTTCTGGTGAACGTGTGGGTCACAGCCCACGCTGTAGCACGGCGTTCACATCTGCCGCGGGGGATGACGGGACAGCTTGCGTCATAGAAGGCGCCGGTCATGCAGTGCCCGAGCTCGTGAACGGTTTTTTCTTTTCGGTCGGCTATACTTTTCACTTTATGAGGGTCTATGGCGATAATGCACATACCGTCGGTGCATTGGCTCATAGCGCCCTGTTTGCCCTTCATACGCATATCTACAATAAGTATATCGTTATCCTGTGCGGTTTTTATAAGCTGTTCCAATTATCATTGCCCTCCCTTCAGAGCATTGCATCGGTTTACTTCTTTCCGTCCTTTTCTTTGCTGCGGCGAAGCTCAAGCTGGAGCATAGCAAGACGTTTTACATCGTCGAGTACATCATCGTCTATTTCGGTTTCACCGAAAAGTGCGAATTTAAGGCGGGGGTCGGATACCCTTGCGGTATCGCCGCTCATAAGAAGCGTGTCTGTGTCTGTGCCGAAATATTCGGCTATTTTCAATAACGTGGCGAACGGCGGCTCACGCTTTCCTGTTTCGTAAAGGCTGTACGCCTGCTTGGTTACGCCGAGATATTCGGCTACCTGCGCCTGCGACGCACCTTTTGCTTTACGAAGCTGTTTTATCCTCTCGGAAAATGCGCCTGAAACTGTGCCGGAGTTTGTGCTCATTTAAGGTTCATCCTTTCATATTGACGTTCTGTTGTCTGAGATAATTATAACAACATTGTGTTGAATTGTCAATAAAAGAAACAAAGTGTTGTCAAAGATTGTTGCAGTTCAACGAAAATGGTGAATTTATGCTACAAGCAGTTGACAAATAGACCTGCGTGTGCTATCATTATGACAACGGAAAGTTGCAACAGCTTTCACGGTTATCATTTTTGAAACGCTTGATAATTCCTTTAAAGGCTATTATAGCGTATTTTGTGTACTAAAAAACGTACACGATTTCGAAAATGAAGAAAAAATCAGAAAAACGGAGGGGATATATGTACAGATGCTTAAGATGCGGAGGAACGTATGACAGCAATGAGTTGACACGGACGCTTCAGTACCGTGGAGAATATCAGGGAACGGCTGCATATGAAACCGAGCGGAGCTGTCCTGCCTGCGGGTACGATGTGGAGTATTGCGGAGAGTGGAGCGACGACGGGTACGATTATGACGAACTGTTATAATCAAGGCGAAAACGGTCAGGAAGGGGAGATATACACGGAAAGAAGAAGGGGCATAGAAATCACGCAGGAAATTCTTGATAAAATCAGCCACTGTATCGAGCTTGGGTACAGCGATGTGCAGACGGCGGAATTGCTCGGGATACATCGCACAACGCTGAGAAACTGGAAGCTGACGCACGATGAAATAAGGAGATTATATCAAAGTGACGGACAAGACGGTGACGAGGAGAGAAAAAAGCAGGTCGAGGAGGCATTGCTGAAGCGTGCGATAGGATACACGCAGACGGAAATCACAAGGCAGGTCGGAAAGGACGGTAAGCTGGGTGTTGTCAAAACGGTTGAAAAGCAGGTGATGCCAAGCACAACGGCGCAGATCTTCTGGCTGAAGAACAGATGCGGTTACGAGTGGGACGGCGGCGTGGTTGACGATGAGGAAAACGAAGGAGGAGTTGTGGTGATACCCGAGGCGAGAACGGAGAATGAGGGTGAGTTTTGATGAGGGTGGATGGGGAACGGGAGAGGGTTATATGGCAAGGGTGGTGAGGGGAGAGTTGTGGCAGGGATTGTGATTGCTTAGAAGTTTTGAAGATAGTACTCCTATTAATTTCAATCCCCACCGTCTTGACGGCAGAGCGACTTAGTAATTATAAAAGTCGGATATATCAAATAAAAACGCTGTAATATTTAGGCTTGTGGCTTGCCGTCAAGCCACCTCCCCTTTTTCGAGGGGAGGCAAGGGTGTTGGTGCGGGGCAAAGGGTTGGCAAGTATTTTGTGAGGGTTGTGGGGATGGTGAGGTTTGGTGTGGCAATCCCTCCGGTAGTCGCCCGAATTTTTTCGGGCGACAGCACCTCACCTTTGACAAGGGAGGCAAGTTTAGTGCGGGGCAAGGGATAGTGCGGATGCGAAACAGGCAGAGCGTTCATTGAAAGGCAAGGGTGGTGGCGAGGGGCAAAGGGTTGGCGAGTATTTTGTGAGGGTTGTGGGGATGGTGGGAAGTTGGGATGGTGGGTAGGTGGGGATAGCGATGGATTTACAGAAAAACGGGAGGTGTTGCTGAGATGAAAGATAACGATGTAAAAGGCGGAAGGAGGGTGGTATGGTCGCCGCAGGAAAGGCAGGCGGAGTTTATGCAAAGGGGAGAGTATGAGGCTTTGTACGGGGGCGCCGCCGGCGGAGGTAAGTCCGACGCACTTCTGGCGGAGGCACTCAGGCAGGCGGATAAGGCTTGCTACAGGGGGATAATTTTCAGGAAAACGTATCCGCAGCTGACGGAGCTTGAGGACAGGTCGCAGACGCTTTATAAAGGTGCATATCCTGCGGCGAGGTACAACAAGACCAAGCACTGCTGGAGCTTTCCGTCCGGGGCTAAAATCTATTTTGGGGCGATGCAGCATAAGAAAGACAGGCTTAACTATCAGGGCAAGCATTATGACTTTGTGGGGTTCGATGAACTGACGCAGTTTTCCTTTGATGAATACAGTTATATGTTTTCGAGAAACAGGCCGGGCGGAAAAGGCACGAGGGTGTATATCAGAGCCACGGCGAATCCGGGCGGTCCGGGTCATTCGTGGGTAAAGCAAAGGTTTATAACGGCTGGCGAGCCGATGAAACCGATAATAGAAGAACATAAGGTGAAAAAGCCCGACGGGGCGGAGATAATCATAAGAAAATCGAGAGTGTTCATCCCGGCAAGTGTGTTTGACAATAAGGAGCTGCTGCGAAACGATCCGGAATATCTTGCGAGCCTGTCTATGCTTCCGACCGCCGAGAGAAAGGCGCTTCTGTACGGGGATTGGAACAGCTTTACGGGGCAGGTTTTCACCGAATGGAGAGATGACCCGGAGCATTATTGCGACAGAAGATGGACGCACGTCATAGCGCCGTTTGAGATACCTCGCCACTGGGAGATAGTGAGGGGATTTGATTTCGGGTATACAAGGCCGTTTTCGGTAGGGTGGTATGCGGTGGATACTAAAGGGTGCATCTACAGGATAAGAGAATACTACGGCTGTACGGATAAGGCAAATGAGGGCATAAGGCTTGAACCGTCGGCAATTGCAGAGAATATCAGAAAAATAGAGCGTGACGATCCGAATATAAGAGGGAGAAATGTGTACGGGGTCGCAGACCCTTCAATATTCGATAAAAGCCGTGGGGAAAGCGTCGCAGACCTTATGGCACGGTCGCCTTACTTTATAATTTGGTCGCCGGGGGATAACGCAAGAATATCGGGTAAGATGCAGTACCACAACAGGCTGGCGTTCAACAGTGACGGGGAGGCGATGTTCTATTGCTTCAACACCTGCAGAGAGTTTATCAGGACTATTCCTGCGCTTATGTATGACGAAAAGAACGTGGAGGATATTGACACAACGATGGAGGATCACATATATGACGAATGCAGGTATGTCCTTATGGAGCATCCTATCGCCGCACCGGTAAAGCGTGGGGAGATTCAGGCAGGTGACGATCCTCTCGAACAGAGAAAGCCCGAAAGAGCGGAATCGTTCTATATGATGTGATTATGAAAGGAGAAATATGAAGAAAATCGGTAAGGAGCAGGTGCGTAAGGCAAGGCAGACGCTCGCAAAGTATAAGGAGGGGAAGGCGGTACTCGACAAGAGGATCGTGTCAAACGAGCAGTGGTGGAAATTAAGGCACTGGGGCGAAATAGGCTGTGACAAGGACGATACAAGGCCTATGCCGGCATCGGCGTGGCTGTTCAACTCGTTGGCAAATAAGCACGCAGACGCTATGGACAATATACCTGAGCCTGCGGTGCTTCCGAGAGAAAAAAGCGACGAGGAGGTCGCAAAGCAGTTATCGCTGATACTTCCTGCGATACTTGAACGCTGTGGCTACGAAAAGCTGTACAGCGACGGCTGGTGGTACAAACTCAAGAACGGCAGTATGTGTACGGCTGTTGTATGGGACCCTGACGCTGACGGCGGTATGGGGGATATAGCGATAAGAAACGCAGATATTCTGAATCTGTTCTGGGAGCCGGGCATAAAGGATATTGAGGAGAGCGCAAACCTTTTCTATGTGACGCTTGTTGACCGTGAACGGCTGAATCTGATGTATCCTGAACTTTTGGGGGAAGATACCGAAAGCGTTGCGGGCGGTACTGAAAACGTGGAAAAGTACAAAACGGAGGATAAGACGGACGACAGTGCGAAGGTCGAAGTTGTCGACTGGTACTACAAGAAAACGATAAACGGCAGAAAACAGCTCTGCTACTGTAAATTCTGCGGCGACAGGGTGATATATTCGAGCGAGGACGATGAAAGCTGTGCCGACGGATTCTATAAACACAGCCGTTATCCCTTTGTTATGGATACGCTGTTTGTGCAGGAGGGAACTCCGTGCGGATTCGGCTACATAGATGTTATGCGTGACGCACAGATGTATATAGATAAGCTGTCGCAGGTCGTTCTTGAGCATACGGTGATGATGAGCAGAAAGAGATATTTTATCCGACAGAACAGTGCGGTGAACGAAGCCGAATTTGCCGACTTAAAAAACAGGTTCGTTCACGTTGCGGGAAATCTCAGTGAAGAGGATATAAGGGAGATAAAGGCAGAGCCGCTTGACAGCTCGGTGATGAATGCACTGAGTTTTAAAATAGACGAACTGAAGGAAACGAGCGGAAACAGGGATTTTTCTCAGGGGTCGGTTTCAAACGGCGTTACGGCGGCAAGTGCCATTGCGGCTTTACAGGAGGCAGGAAGCAAGCTGTCGAGGGATATGATAAAGGGAACGTATTTTGCGTTCCAGCAGGTGTGCTATCTGATAATAGAGTTGATAAGGCAGTTTTATAATACGCCGAGGAGCTTCAGGATAACCGGGGGATATGACGCTTTTGACAACTCTGCCATAAAGGAGCAGAGCAGGGAGCTTTTCGGGGTGCAGCTTGGGACAAAGAAGCCTGTTTTTGATATAGTATGCACGGCATCGAAGAAATCGCCGTTTTCCAAAGCTTCGCAGAATGAACTTGCAAAGCACCTTTTTCAGCTTGGATTTTTCAATCCGGAAACGGCAGTGCAGGCACTGGGCTGTCTTGCGATGATGGACTTTGAGGGAAAAGAAGAAATTGAGCGTGTAATAAGGGATAACGCAGGAATGAACGAGGTGAAGATATGACAAGAGTAAGAATAGACAAGTCGGGTCTTGGCAGGGATATTTATATCACGGGACACTGTGCGAACGAAAACAGCGGGTCGGCAGAGGCTACGCTTGTATGTGCGGCAATGACAACGCTTGCACAGACGATAGCGCAGAATGTTTTTGACAGCGAGGACACGGGGGATACCGATATTATTGATGTTACGCTGAGAAGCGGTCAGGCGGTCATAAGCTATGTGACGGATGACGACGGGCTGAACACGGCGGTTGACGGGATATGCAAGGGGTTTGATATGCTGGAGGAAAACTATCCGGAATATGTATCCTGCTGCAGAGGTGAGAGGTAAATATGGAAGCGACAGAGAATGTGCAGGCGGCGGAAAACGCTGAAACAAGCGAAGAAGTCAAGGAGCAAAAGAGTGATGAAGGCCTGAACGAAAACAATAAACCGGATAAAGCCGAGGGAGAGCGAAACGAGGATAAGGCGGAGCTTTTCAGGCAGGCGGTGCTTAAGTCAAAGCGTGAGAGGGCGGCAAGGGCAGAACGGATATTGAGCCTTGTGGCGCAGTTTTGCGGAGCGGATAAATGCGACTATGACGGAATAGAAAATGCGGTATCCGAGAGGAACTTCGAGCGGTGCAGAAGAAACGATATGGAGTACAGGCTGGAGCGGTGGCAAAAGGAAAGCGAGGAGGTAAAGCAGACATATCCTCAGTTTGACCTTGCAAAAGAAATGAGTGACAGAAGATTCTTTTCGCTGTGCTATAAGGGCGTGGGGCTTGAGGAGGCTTATCTTATCGTGCATAAGGACGAGCTTTTTACCGCCGCAATGGAATATGCGGCATCTGAACTTATGAGAAGCGGTGCGTTCTGCAAAAGCGGCAGAATGAAGGAAGGTGCGCTGTCACCTGCGGGAGAGTTTACGAAAAGCGAGAAAAGCCTGTCTAAAAATGAGCGGAAGGAGCTTATCAGACGGACGGAGAGAGGGGAAAGAGTGGTGCTTTGATCGTTTATGAATGAGAAGGAAGGTGGTGAGATATTAATATTGCAACGGGAGGGCAGGCGGGAATTTAAAAAAGCCGCAGCCGCACGGGGAAAAGTTTTGCGGCAGAAACGATAAGAAAAAACGATAAGAAAATAGAAAGATGACGGTATCAGCCGTCGGGAAAGGAAATCTATATGAAGATGAGAGAAGTTAAATTAAATCTGTTCGATGTACAGACAACAGGACAGGCAAGTCTGTCCGCCGAGATGAAAACGTTCTATGAGAACACTCTGATAGATATGGCAGAGCCTAAGCTGGTGCATGACCGCTTTGCAGACAAATATCCGATACCCAAGAATAACGGCAAGACGATAGAACTGAGAAAGTACAGCTCGCTTGCAAAGGCGACAACGCCGCTTGTCGAGGGCGTTACACCTGCGGGAAATATGCTGTCGGTAACAGCTAAGACGGCAACGGTGAATCAGTACGGCGACTATATCAAGCTGTCTGATATGCTGGAGCTTACCGCAATAGACAACAATGTAGTGCAGTCAACAAAGCTGCTCGGCAGTCAGTCGGGAAGAACGCTTGACACGATAACAAGAGAGATAGTTAACGCAGGAACGAATGTTATATATGCCTGCGGCAAGGACGGGGGCGAGGTGCTGTCAAGAGATGAGCTCGGCAAGGACTGCGTTTTATCGGTGGATACGGTATTCCGTGCCGCCGCACAGCTTGAGAGCATGAATGCAGACGGAATAGACGGGGAGAGCTATGTTGCGATAATTCACCCTTATGCCGCCTATGACCTTATGAGAAGTGCGGAGTGGGTCGATGTGCATAAGTATGCCGATCCCGAAAGTATATTCAAGGGGGAGATAGGCTCGCTCGGCAATGTGAGATTTGTAAAAAGCACGGAGGCGAAGATATTTGCCGATGAAAGCTGTCCGCAGTTCTATCAGCTGACCTCCGACGCAAATTTCCTTGAGGGAAAGGACTATTATACGAAGTCGGGCGACAGCTATCAGAAGGCAAGCGTTTCGGCGGGCGGACAGGTCACAGCCTCGACATATTACGAAAATAAGGCGCTTGCGGTGTTCTCTACTCTGGTTATAGGAGCGCACGCCTATGCGGTGACGGACGTTGCCGGCGGCGGTCTTCAGCACATAGTAAAGCAGCTCGGCTACGGCGACGATCCTCTGAACCAGAGAGCGAGCGTGGGCTGGAAGGCGGTACGCACAGCCGAGATACTTACGGACGAGTATATGGTGAGAATAGAGAGCTGTTCTCCTGTTTATTCGGAAAAGACGAGCGCAAATTAAAGCCGGTAAAGGACAACCGGAATAAGCGGCACAGGGTCACTGCAGGGTATGGTGACAGCAACGGCAGTGCGGGAGGGTAAGGGGAATAATATTGCAAAGGAGAAATATATGAAAGAAAATTTAACTGAACTTGTGGCGGTAAGGCTGTTCAAGGACAACGACAAGTACAACTCGGATGTGTTTGTATCGGTGAACTGCAACAATTATCTTATACGCAGAGGTGAAACGGTGATGGTGCCGTTGTTCATAAAAAAGGAACTGGACAGAGCTGAGCTTCAGAGAAAGAGAGCGGAATACTACCGTGATGAAGGCTGGAAGCAGTCGCTGATAGTGCAGGAGGGCAAGTGATGACGGTAAAGGAAGTCATTGAAACGGTTGACGCACTGCGACCGAACGAGATTGCTGCAGAGGACAAGAGAAAGTGGCTTTATGAGCTTGAAAGCAGAATATATGAGGATCTGTATGTTACGCACGAACATGAGGGGATTGGGTTTACCGATACGGAAAAGATCACGAGCGACGGTACAACGGAGCTATTTATAAAGGCTCCGCACGATGAGATATACATTCTTTATCTTTGCTCGCTTATAGATTTTTACCATGCGGAGTATGAGAGATATGCCAATGACAACGCTCTGTTTGACGCTTTGTATGAAAGCTGCTGCCGTTTCTGGAACAGCAGGCATATTTCGTGCGTGAGAACCGAGATCACGGGATAGGAGGAAGAACTTGGCGGTAAGAGAAATAACGGGTGGTACGGAAAGTGCCGTAAAGTTCGGCGGTATCGATCGCTCGAACGGTACGCCGCTTGGATACTGGCAGGAGCTGTACGGTATGGATTTTACCGCTTTTCCTGCGCTTAAAACGGTAAAGCCGTTTTCGTACAAGGCATTGGCTGACGGTATAACGGGGTATACCATAAAAAACGGAGAGATAGTATACACAAAGGCGGACGGTATATATATTTCGGGAGTGAAAACGGCGGTAAATCTCAGTGCAGGGGAAAAACAGCTTGTGTCACTTGGAGCATACATACTGATAATGCCGGACGAGGTGCTTGTAAATACCGCAGACACGCCTGCAAGCGTGCAGTATACGGCGAAGCCCTCGCTTTCAGGCACACTGTTCGAATATAACCAGAACCAGACACGGCCTACGGTTTCTATATACAAGCTGTTGTATCTTGATGTGCCTGAGGAAAACGTAGCGCTGTCAAGCTACAGCGTTGGCGATATGGTCAGGATAGATTATGAATACGGCGGAAAGAAACAGTACCTGTCTGTAGTGATAAGCTCGGTGGGAAAGGAAAGCTACAGTATGGACGGGTGTGTGTCGATTAACTTCGACACGAGTGCATACAGCGATACCTACTATTTTTATACGGAAAAGCGGAAGATGGACAAATTCATGGTGCCTAATATAAAGAATGCGGTCTTAAGCTGTCCGATACCGAAGATGGATTTTATAACAGAGCATAACAACAGGCTGTGGGGGTGTTCGTCGGCAAATCGTGAAATATACTGTTCAAAGCTCGGAAGTGCTACGGAGTGGGGAAGCTATGACGGCATCTCAACTGACGCATGGGCGGCAACGGTAGGCTCTGACGGGGATTTCACCGGAGTTTGCGTGTACGGGGGAGGCGTACTGTTCTTTAAAGAAAATGTCGTTCATATTGTCTACGGCACAAGAGCGTCAAACTTTACGCTAAGCACCGTAAAGCTGAGAGGCGTTCAGAAGGGCAGTGGCGGCTCGCTGTGCATATCGGACGGACTGCTTTATTATAAGGCGCCTGAGGGGATATTCAGCTTTAACGGCTCTGCATCGGTGAGGTTCGACGCAAAGCTGGGTGATGATATTACCGATACGGCGGTGATGACGGCAAACGGAAGATATGTTGTTATGTGTGCGGCTGACAAAACGGTGTATTATTATGACAAGCGCTACTCGGCGTGGTACACGAGGCGGCTTTCGGATGTAATCTCGGCGCACGAGATAAACGGCAGGCTGTATGCCGTTACCCGTGACAGCAATAAAAAGATGAGGCTTGTAACGCTTGTCGGAAACGACAGCGGTTATACGGACAGTGACAGGAGCGAATTCTCTGCGGTCAGCGGCGAGCTTGGCAGGGGAAGCATATTCAGAATATATAAAAAGCTGAGAATGTCGCTGTATCACAAAAAGCAGGACAACGAAACGCTTGAGCTGTCGGCATATATAAGCACTGACGGCGGAGAATGGAGGAAGGTATATGAGCTTTGCAGTGAAAAGGGGAATGGCGAAGAAATAGCTGTCGCTCCTGTAATACCGCTCAGAAGCAGAAAGATAAAAATAAAGATATGCGGCGAAGTAAGCGGTGACGCTTATGCAACGCTGTACGGCGTATATCTTGACAGTGAAAAGGGAAGTGAGATAAGTGGATAATCTGAATATGAGCTTTGCTCCCGATAAATCGGCGGAGGACAAAGGGCGGATAAATGCGGTAGAGGATTATCTGTCGCTCCTTACCGAAAGGATAAAATTCTGTTTTAACGGCATTGATGAGAATATTGCACAGAAGTCGGACGGCAAAGAGGAAAAACAGCTTATTTACAGTACGATTGCAGACGAAGTGGGACAGCTCACCGCTACCGGCATCGGCTGTGAGATATTCAACGACTATGAAAATAATATCGCAAGCTCGCTTTACGCTCACGCCGAAGGAAGCGGCACGAAGGCAACGGCACCCGGTGCGCACGCAGAAGGAAACAGCACCACAGCAAGCAGCACATACGCACACGCAGAAGGCTATAGCACTGAAGCAAGCGGAGAAGGCTCACACGCTGAAGGCGAGAAAACCACAGCAAGCGGTTATTGCAGCCATGCGGAAGGATACAATGCTACTGCAAGCGGCGGATACAGCCACGCAGAAGGGTACAATGCCGTTGCAAGCGGTTGGTACAGCCACGCAGGCGGCATTAACAGCGAAGCGAAAGCGGAAGCATCCTTCGCTCACGGCGAGTATGCGGTATCCAATTATCGAGGCGGTGCGGCTTTCGGCATAATGAACAAGACTAAGGACGCACTTTTTGTTGTCGGAAACGGCTCACCGAGAGGAAGTTACGAAAGCGATGCGCTGGTGCTTGACGATGGCGGGAATCTGTGGGTGGCAGGCAGTATAAAGTGCGGCGGTGGCAGCGGAGGTTATACCTTGTCGCCTGCGACAGCCGACACGCTCGGCGGCGTGATGATAGGCGATAATATATCGGTAACGGCTGACGGGGTTATCTCGGTGAATCTGTCGGAATATCTGAAATCAGACGAAATATCGGACTGGGCGAAGGCAGAAAATAAGCCTGCGTATACGGCAAGCGAGGTTGGACTTGGCAATGTAGACAACACCGCAGATATAGACAAGCCTATATCGATAGCGACACAGACAGCACTTGACGGTAAGTCAGATACAGGACACACGCACACGGTATCCGACATCACGGATATGCCTGCATACTTGACACAAGAAACCGATCCGACAGTGCCTGCGTGGGCAAAGTCAAAAAATAAGCCTACATACACAGCCGATGAAGTCGGGGCGGCGAAAAAGAAACACACACATAACGTGTCGGATATCACAGATATGCCAGCATGGGCGAAAGCCGAGAATAAGCCTGTATATACGGCGAGCGAGGTCGGAGCGGCAACAGCGGCAGATATTACTGCGGCGGTGAATGCTGTCAAGATCGGCGGAAGAAATCTGCTGTATGACAGCACCGGAAATCTTAAAAAAGGCTGGAGCGGTAACACTATAATAACGGTTGATGGCGGAATATCAGGAAATAGCCTTGCAATATCCAGAACCGGCTATTCCGGCAATGCACGATATTTTGGC